CACTTCAGGCAATAACACAAAGCCCTCTAGGTGTTTCCATTTGTCTGCTCCGATTCCTAAAAATTTAAATATACCTAATTTATTTGCTTCAATAGTTACTGGTATGTCAAAGAAGGCCATGACGAAGGGAGCAAATACCACTGAAAACAAGATGCACATAGCGATGAGCTTTCTAACCCATGCTCCTCCCTCGTCGGATCTTTGTGCTGCTCTGTCTGCTGAATTATCTGCTGCATCCTGCTTCTGAATCATGGACTTAATGGCATTGGCTTGGATGTTCATTTGAGCCGAGATTAGTTTCATTACAAATCCCGTGACTCCGCCTCCAAGCATTGCCACCAATTCACCACTCATCGCTTTCTTAATTCTACTATTGTTTTATATACCCAAAGTCCCATGTACGCAATTGTACACACCGATGCGACAATAGACATTACCTCGCTAATTCCTTGAAAAGAAACAGCAAGGATTGATCCTGTCGCTCCCAAGCCAAGCTTGTTTAGCTCAGGATTCATTACACAAACTGTGAAGCGTGTACAATTGAAGTACCACCAGATCCCAAGAACTTTGCTGCTTTTGCACTAAGTGCACTAAGGGTAATAAGACCCTTTTCCTTTAGCAGAAGATGACCATTGGATGCGGTAGGAGCACTGCCGTCAAATGTTACGATGACGTTGTTGTCTTGGACATCAATCATAACGTATTTGGTGTCTTCATCAAATGCTGCAAAAGAAACTCCAGATCCTGATGTAGCACAGGATAGGTTCTCTCCAGCAATAGTGCCATTGGGACGAGGGTATAGGTTTGTTACTAGACTATTCATTATCTTGATTGTTGAGTGACGTATGTATGAAAGCGTTTGGTAATGGTGTTGTTGTTCATGTTCTGGTCCGACTTTTCTAGTTCGGTTGCCAAATATGACTGAGCAACTTGCTCTTCAGCCATTGCCTTTTCATGCTGACCATCCATACGCAGAAAATCTGCATAGGTTGCATGAGCCGTAAAATAGAAAAACTCCAATGGAATCTCTTGAGTTGTTTTGTCCCCGGTTAAATCAAAGGTACTAGGAATGTCAGTAAGCTCTTTCTTATAAGTAACAAATACCGAAGAAGCATCAGAGGTGGTTAAATTGAGAACGTGGGCTCCGTCTGACTCTACAAAAAAATCAAACTCTAATGCCGAGTTCTTCAAAAATGGCTGGCTTCTGTGTATTCTAAGAAACTCAGCAATGTTATCCTTGTCCGTTTGAGTGTAAGGAACAACAGAATTGGTTATAGTTCTTTCCTCGCCAACAGTCAAATATCTAGGCCAAACAGAAATGGTTTGGTAAGCCTCGAAAATCCTACGCTTTGCAAAGTTTAAAAGCTGAGTCTTTTCGTTTGTAGTAAATGAGGTGACCCCGGCCAATGCCGTTATTAGGTCATACAAATCTCTGTTGTACTTTACTTGCATCAAGCTTTATTCGGGCTTAGCTCAGGGAACTTTTTGTTAAAATATCGTAAGAACTCTTTACTGTTTACAGTGTCGTGTCCGTACTTGTTTACTAATCTAAAATAATCACGAGCAGGCATATTAGCTACGCACTTTCCCAAAACGGGATGGGTCTTGCCAACATTAGTCTTTGCTTCTTTAGCAGCTTGATTGATTCTATCCTGCTCTTTAGCTCGCTCCATTTTAAAACCCGTTCGGATTTCTTTCATGAAAGACTCGTTTACTTCTCCGTCAGAATACTTTGGTACTGATGTAATGATGTTCATTTCTTTTTTAAGAACAAGCAGCTTTTGAAAAATCTATGAAGGCTTTTTGCTAAAACAATAAACGATTGTCCTTCGTCAACAGATACCCCTAGGGGGTAATATCTACTGCACGATGACTTAACGTCACAGTTTACTCCTTGGCACTTAATTATATTCATAATTACTTCTTCAATTCTCTAGCAAACAAATTAAAAAAGGGGAGGCAGGTATTAGCCTAACCTCCCCCAAATTAATGTGAAGTAAAAAGCTTACGCAACTTCTTCGATCTTGCCGTGAGCACCGGGGTGGTAAACACCGAGGGTCAAAGCACAATCAACGTAGCCACGCTCACCACCACCCTGATTTGGGAGGCGAGTCGATCCCATTGGGATAAGCTCATGTACACCGTAATACTCAGGATTGACCAAGTAAGCAAAGTCCTTGTTAGTCGTATCGGGCATACAATCAGGATTGCCATTGACAATCGAAATCATGCCGTGATCGGACTGATAGAACTCAACACTAAGCTTGATCTGAGCTGAGTCACCGTTGTAATTAACGGTACGAACGCTGTCTGCATCGGTTCCACTTACGCCAGCAGTGCGAGCAAAGTCGGAAATGATGCGACGAACAGCAGTGTCAGCAACCATAGTGATGTTGTTGGTCGTGCCGGTAACGCGGTACATAGAAGTGACCAAGTTGTTCAAAACTGTTTCCGTGAAAGCACCTTCATCAGCAGCATGAATGCTAGCAGCAGGAGTGCGGAATCCAGCAGGAACATCAGAAGGACCAGCAGAGTCGATCCAGTCACCAAGACCACGCAAAGCGTAAGCTGTGTCAGATCCGTTTTCAGCAGCGCGATCTTGCGTACCACAGAGGGTAGCTTCGATGTCACGCTTCAGTTCACGGATGGACTTAGCTTCGGCTTGAGCAATTTTAGCAGGACCAACGCTGTCAACAGCTTCCTGAAGATCAGAAACCTGATAGTCGCGACGGAACTTCTGAACGTAGTTGCCAAGACGAGCTCGTCCAGCAAACTGATCGGTGAAGGTTCCAACGTCAGCACCTTCACGGATGCCGGTAGTTGAAGGAGAAGACAATGCGTCTACCGTCCACTCAACGAACGTTGCGGATGCTTTCTGCTTAGAAGCAGAGGAAAGGACTGGAGTTTCTTCAGGCGCGAGGATAGTCAAGACATCAGTCAAGTCTTCTCTGTTGGAAACACCAGAACCAGGATTAGTTGTGTCGTATGTATTTGAGAATGCCATTTTAGCGATTAGTTAATTGTAAGGTTCTTAAAGTGATGAAATCGTCTTTGAGTCCAGATGATTTAAATCGGGTTTTATGATCTTTCATAGCTTTCACAGAAAGCCTTTCAGTTTTTTCAGACATTGCAGAAGCTGGAGTTGAACCTCTAGGGGGTGTTAGCTTAACCGCTTTCTTGTTAGCTGGTTTGCTGGTATCCGCTATTGGTTTTCTTCCATACATACTGTTTACAGCGTGAGACATGAAGTAGGGAATTTGAGAATATAAATCAGGAGCCGATTCCTCTAGCTGCTGTAGCCTTGGGTCATTCATAATAGATATGAACTGACTTTTTAGCTCGTTATCATTCTCATCTCTCAACCAATCAAGCTCTTCTACTGCCTTATTGCCCAACTGCTGACGCATTGTTTTTGCGTCCTCCAAACTCTGTAGCTTTTGCAACTGGTCTGGAATGTATGCGTCACGCGATTTTCTGGCACTTTGAAGAGCTTTACGCACTTCGGCCTTAGTCATCGGGCGACCTTCTACTGTGGTTATTTCATCGTCAGCAGAATATTCATCGGACTCAAACAGAAGATCCTCCGCCCAACTAATAACATCACTCACTTCATCAGACTTCTTTTGAAGATCTTCAAGGGTTGATAAATTAGAAAGCGGGTTGTCTTTAACCTCAGGCTCTTTGATTTTTAGCTGCATAGTTTGCAACTCCTCCTCAACTGCCTTCCGTTTAGCTGTAAGCTCACTGATGCGAGACTGCGCGCCGGGAATGAGTTGCTGACGCAAAACGTCTTTTTCCTCATCCGACAAACTGTCTAAATTAAACTGTGAAAGAACATCATCCTCGGTAGCCTGTTCGGAAACTGGTTCCTCACTTAACTCCTCAGCCGATTCTTGAGACTCCTCTTCGGGCTGTTGCCCTAGAATTGCCTCACTACGTTTCTGAACAAAGTCAGACGCAGATATGTTTTGGTTGTCCACTGATTCTGGTTCAGCCTCAGCGATGGCTGTGTCGATTTCATCGTTCATAACTGTTTCCACTATTTACGCCTAGCGATTGCGTGAAAACATACTATCACAATTTATAAAAAATCTTTGTGTCTTTTTTCTAGTTTTTTTAAGTCAACCATTTGTAATATCTGATCGTATGTAATAATCCTTCCAGATATTTGCTGAAGATGTTCGGTAGAAGCCTCGTGCATATCCCCGATACACTCCTCCCTTAAAGCCTCTATCACCTTAATAAAACGAGCAAAAGACTCGTAGTTGTGCAAAGATTCTATATCTTTTTCTAGGCTCATTGTTCCATGTTCTGGGTTTGAACTCCGCCCATCTGAGCGGGTGCTGTACCAATTTTACCTATTTGAGCGTTCTCAGCTTGCTGCATAGAGAACTGATATTGGCCCATATACTTTTGCAAACGCTGCGAGAAAGCAGGATCGCCTTGCATACGTTGGGCAATATCCGGTTGCTGCAAATATTGCTGAATGATACCCATAGCCGCTTGAGCACCGTTTGCACGTGCCGGCATTTCGATTCCCGCATAAATTTTAGATAAGTCATCTGTAATGTCTTTAAGCATTTGCTGCTGTGCAGCTTCTACTGGTTGAAGAACACTATCAGCCAAAACCGGATCTACGCTTCCAGCAATTAGTGTTACTAAATTATCTACGTTTATTCTTCCGTTCCTATCCAACTGAAGCAAAGAAATCATGGAGTTTAGTTTGTTCTCCTGTTTTTCTGGATCAGTGTTTTGGACATCGTAAGAAATGGTTATGTCAAAGCTTTCATCTGGATTGCCTTTACTAAACATCTGAGGATCTGGAACACCAGTAACCTGAAAAAATATACTGTCTGGGCCAAAACGCTGAAAGCATTTATAGCACATTGATATGACCTTGGAGCAATGGGTCAAAAATTTGTCTACCAAGAACTGCTGCCTTATCTGGCTAACTGGACCTTCACGATCCAAACCAACAAGCCTATCGGCCTGAGCCTCTTGGGTTTTCTCCATCTCAACCGATCCTTGGTTGTACACCGGAGCAGGACCAAACTCAAAGTCTCCCTTACGGCGATATGGTATCATTCGACCCGGACCCCAATCTGTAGGAGCCTGTCCGACTGGATGAAGGATGGGTGGCACTGTTGCCAAGCTGTTTCGATCAATTCGACTATCGCGTTCAACCTTCACTTGGTTTTGTATACCACGCAGCAAGTCAGGTATGGTCATCGTATCGTACAACCTTTTGCTATCTTCAGATAACTTAGTTACTACAATTGGGTAGTCTTCGTATCCGTTAAGTAGCTCAAACTTTGCATAACCGGGAATGCCGTCAATTCCGTTAAACTCACGGTGAAATACGGTGCAATATATTCCCTCGGAACCATCTTCCTTGTCTATCAATCTTTGGTAACCGTAAACAATTTCAATAAGCTCTTCAGCTTCATAGGCATTATCGGTAAGACTAATAGATCTGCGTCCCTCTTGCTCACGCTCAATAGAATCTATGTTTACCCCACGATAACGCTCAATAACGTATTCTACAAAATTTTCATCCCAGCCATCTGTAATAACCTTGTTTTGCAACTCCTGCGGAGTGTAGTAGGTTTTCCAAAAACAATATGGAGCCCGCTGAGGATCGGTAACATACGGAGGGAAAATGAAGTCTCCGTCCGGGGCTAGTGTTTTTACCTCTGGAGCATTTACCTGCCGCCTTACTATTGGAAGTTCGGCAACTCCTAGTTCCCTTAAATCTGATAATGCTTTATTGGCCCTAGCTTCAGAAACACCATCAAAGCTAGACTGCAACATTCTAACAACCTGATCGTTGTCGTTTTCAGAAACAATCATCTCTCCCAACTCTGGGTTCATAGCAGATATTTGTTCCAAGCTAAGACGCTGAAGGAAACTTCTATCCTCCATGTGCCATCCAACGTAAGTGATAAGAATTCCACGCTCCAACATATAGTTGGCTCCCAGTTCCATCTCCTGCTTAAAGCGAGGAATGTAACCGCTTTTTACCATCCACTTTAAAAAATTTGTAACCACACGGCTTCTAGCAACGTCGTTAACTTCCACAGGAAATGCTTGGATGTTTGCCCTGTTCATTGAAGACAGGAACAAGGAAACCAATCTCGTTATACGCTCGTCAATAACATGGCTTTCCATGTCCGAAGCTCCCTCCCAAGGGAAAGCGTCTGCTCCATGCTTTCTTAAGTCGCGGCTTTTGCCGGGCCACCAGTTACGGCGGTCGTCATAGCTGCTCCTGCATAAATCAAAATATGCCTCAAGCTCAGTCACAGACTGGTCATAAGCATACCTAAGAGATGTAATGTCGGGATCGTCGCTAACGTAGGTTAGCGATTCAGAAATCGAAGTGTTTTGCATTTACCTTGTTTTTGATTCTCGAGAAAACGTGGTAGAAGTATTGTGGACTAACGCCTATCTTATCACATAAGTCGCTAGATCTTATAGAGTAAATATCTTCGTTATTAGCAGTTCGGCACAATATCTCCCAAGCAAGTAGACGGTCAATCTGCTCGCAAAGCCAACGACGGTCTGTCGTTATGTCATTTGACGTATCTGTAAGAGACTCCGATTGCATCCTCAATGGCTTCTATTTTGATATTTTTTCCAACCACTGTCTTTCTTAATTTCCTTGGTATGCAAACTGGAACCTTTATTTTTAAGTCTCCTATAAACGCATAAACATATCTAGGGTTTGCGGCTGCTCTTAAAACTTTGCCAGAATAGTGCTTTGGAACTACTTCTGGAATATCAACGGCTCTACGCAATATTTCTTGGCCATCTTCATTTATCCACAACGCCTTGCCTCCTTTGCCGGTTATCATCGAAGAACAAAGCTTCGATTTAGCCAAGCTGATTAAATTATTTATGTCGGTTTGCAATTCTTCGGCTAAAGCCTTTATTCTAACTTTTGGCATCAATATCCTCCTTTTGATTTGTTTGTAGTGAGCAAGTTTTTGTTCTCAATGTGATCTGGACCCTCTCCACCATTCGACATTCTCAAGTATCGAATGAGATCGAAGAAGTCTTTAAGGGCTTCATCGGTTTTACCTTGTGAATTGTAATTCACCAAACTGTCAATCAAATTCCCACAATCCCTGTGTATATAGCACATTGGCCTATTAACAGTATCAATCGGTTCATTGGGATTGTATGTAAACCATTCATCAACCGCACTAATGCCAACCTCCTCCATGCGACCATCGGAAGGGTGAAACAACATACCAAAGTCATCAAACAACGTAAACAAATCCTCGTTGTTATCATTTTCCCTAGCAAAGTATCTGGAGTCACCAATACGTTCAAACACTTCCACCCCTAGTTCCTCCTCAATTTCTTGGAACAAACTAGCGTAGCCTTCCACATTCAACCCGATCTTCCTAGTTGCTGGTCCAGTTTTCCACTTAGGGTCTCCGAATAAAGCCCACTCTCCATATGTATTGCGGTCCGGCCACTCTCGGCAAATGTAAACATACCCGTCCCTATCTACAGCAGCCCACAAAGCAGTAAAGTTGCGAGCCCCGGCAGGGTCAACAACTTGATAAACGGTAAACTTTTCCTTGTCTGATACATCAGGAAAGCTCATTCCATACTTGTTGGGTTCCTCACCAAGAACATTAACCTCAGTGTTAAACAGGGGAAGGAGAGATGTAATGCTTTTAACAGGAACACCATAAGCTCTTACCAATATTTCCTCCTCCGGTCTGTCCCGCAAATCCTTAGCTATACGTTCATACCCACCAAAAGGATTTTCATCCGAATGCAGATAAACCACCGATGCGTCCCGTTTCGGGCTATATTGCTGTACTGGAAGTTCTCGGTTAAGAAGCTCCGCCCTTTTAGTTTTCAGAGTTTCGGAACCCTTTAGATATTCCGATATAAACGGAGTGTACCCATTTATAGGGGTGAAGGCTATCAACATCTTGGAATTCCTAGTAGCCAACCTAAAACGTAAAGTGTTTATCAAGGCATCGTCACCAAGATATTCATCTAGCCATGTACCTATGTTGAGCTTATCCCCAGACCTAAACCCAAACTCAAAACCCTCCAATATGGTTTGGTTGTTAGAAAACTGGGTGTAGGTTTTAAAATCCACCCTAGTCCTAGTGTCAGGAAAAATAAAGCTACTACCTGTAAAACCATTCTGCATTGAGTAGTTAATGTAGCCTTCAACACTCTTGGTCTTCTTCTTAAACTCCTTGGGCATCATCTCCCATACCGCAGCTTGCTGCACCTTTACGCTGGTATCAGCGTTCTGGGAAAAACAAACAACATGGCCATCTGGGTTATTGATTACACTTTCCATGACAATTTTGGCACAGCCAGTTGTCTTGCCACTCCGATTTCCCCCCAAACACAGACACTCGTTGTATGTTCCTAGCCCATCCTTTATACGCTCCCAGCCATCTAGGTTAAACCCATGCCTAACAGGATCTTCCTCAGAAGCCTCTATACGGCCCTCATGGGCCTCATGCAGCTCTTTCAGTATCTTAGGGTGGTTCTCCCCCAAGAACACTATCTCCTCGTCTGTAGGAGGTGTTAGTATTGGATGATCGCTAAACTCAATCATTCCGGAAAAAAATCATCCAAGTCCTTCATCGTTGAAGCATTAACCAATGCTAAAAAAGAAGCCATTTCTTCCTCTATGTTAGGATTAAAGCCTCGGCTAAAAGTGTCATACTCAAATCCATTCTCCCCCATAGAGGCTACTAAGAACACTTCCCATTCTGGGTTTATGGTATCTAATGATTTCTCAACTAGCTCAATGTTTCTGTTCATTATAAAATTCTGTTTAGGTCGTGCCTTATTGGTTCAGAAGTAAAAGGCTTTGTTTCAATCGGAACCACCTCATGTTCCAGCCTATGGCAATTGGCACATAACAAATTACACTTCTCTAGCTCTTTTAAAAAAACAGTTTTACTGCTCACTGCTTTTCTAAAATTTTCTGAAATTTTAAATCTTTTAACACCCCTAGCATGGTGACAATCAAACTGAATGGGCCTTCCTTCAAATCCACACCTAGAACATTTCCAACCCCCAAAATGGTTTTTAATCAACTCATCTCTTTGAGCTCTTGCTATACTATTACTACATTTTCTACATCTAGGCTTATACCTCTTCTTCCCCCTATCTTGACCGTTGCTGTGAAACTCGGTAATCGGCAGTTCTTGGCAGCAACTTTTACATTTCTTGGTCAATGACTACCTCCGCTTTTTTCATATCGGCTATACGCTCCCTAGCAGCTTTCACCGTAGCCTCATAGTCCTCTTGGCTAACCACCTTACGCTCCTCTACAATGCTACTAGCCTCTCCCCTGAATGTGTTACTTCCCTTCTCTGCCTTCTCCAATGCAATGGCTAAAGGCAACAAATCCCTGAAGCTAGCCTTTATTTCCCCGGCTTCCATCCGATCTCTTAGTTGCTCTATCAAATCCTCCTCTAACGATGATAGTTCCAAGAATGCTCTGCCCCTCACCTTGCTTCCTAGCTGCTTCCACTTACCCGTGAAGTCGGCATAGTCCAACAGGACGTTTACAATTGTTTCACGTTTGAGCCCATACTTCTTTATCATCTGAGTCTGGGTCACTCCAGTGGCGTGTAGGTACAATATTTCCGCAGTTTTCTCGGGGTTACTCTTGGACAATATGCTATTGTTCTTAGGATTGTGTTCTTGGATCTCCAAGATTCCCTCCCGAATTGAGTCTATTAGTTCCTCCTTAGCCTCCATCTACACACCCCCCAATAGCCATAAGCCCTTATTTGTCAATATTTTTTATAGGGCTAGTAGATACATATAATACAAAAAAGCACCGCCTCCCCGACCCCCTCCCCGCAAGCGAGTGCGTATCCACGCATCAACTACAGAAAAACACGTATCCGCTATCCAACTACAGACAATGCAGCGGGTCGGTCTGGTTGCCCTCTTAATTTTTGGGGTGGTAGGTCCCATTTCAAAGCCACTGAAAACGCAACGGAAGCCACAAAACCCTACTCAATGAGAAAAAAGTTTGCTTTGCAGTGCGATTTTTCTTGCTGATTGTGGGAAAAGGGTCTTTTTTTGGAGTTAGAAATTAACTAGCGCACGTTGCGCTCAATGAAAACCAAAACCAAAACACCAATATGGAAAAAGTAATATCAAAAAGACACGGATGTATTAGCCTAGTTGCTAGTTTTGACGAAGTAAACAAACTTGATGTCTACGCAAAATCCATTCTCGATACAGTTGAGACCCTGAAAGAATACCCCGACGCCGAAGTTTTGCAAGCAGTTCATATGGAAATGGCTTTCAGCCGGGCCCAAGCTTTGGCGGATTATTTCAAGGCAGCAAGCAAGAGATTGCTACGTAAGCCAAGACGGGATGACCACTTGAACCTAGTTGAATTAGCCAGTGAAACTGTAGACCTAACGTAAACCAAAAACCAAACCAAACCCCTTGCTCGCAACTAAGACTTGCGGGCTTTCGGGGTGAGTAATGAAGCTCACCAATAAACCAAAAAAAAATGATCAACGAAATTAGAAAAGAAATTGAAAAAGAAAATCCACGCTCTAAATGGGGAAAGGCAGTGATCGCCTACGCTAACGAACTGCTTGATCACTTAGAGGATCAAATCAAATTCCACGGGCCTAGTTTAGAGATAAACGAAAAAACCCTTTTAAACGGGGCGGAAAATTGGAAAGCTTATTCGGAAGGGGGAAATTCCTTAATCTATTACGGGGAAATGGCCGAAAGACTTTGCACTCCTTCACAGTTTAAAAAGTGCAAAGGGGGAGAGCTTCCCCTTTCCAACAAAGAAAGCTGGGTAGAAATTCAAGGGCGGGCTTTGTTCCAAGCTTCAAAGCTAATTCTCAACCAAATTTAAATCATAAACCAATAAAAAGAAAAATGAAACTTGAGCCATTAAATAAAAATATAAACGCGTCTTACGTTATAAACAAAAACGGCAAAGCAATTTGCGAGTTGCAATATGCAACCCTTGAAAAGCTAACCTTGAGGCCCGGATTTAAGGCAACACCAATAAGGGAATGGCTGGAAAACCTAAATAAATAACCAATATGAAAACAGAACCAATTGCAAAAATAACTTATAACCAATACAAGAGACTCAAGGCACTGTCCGTTGACCAACTTATGGACAAGCACTTTTTGCCAGTGGAAGGGGCAATAAACATTTTCAACGAATGCAAGCGGATACACTCAATTGAATGCGGCCCGCTCAAATGCCCCGAAACTACCGCATCTTGGATTAACCGAAAAATTGAGGCTATGGAAGTGACGGCCTATGAATAACCAATAAAAATGAATCCTGAACTAATAAGAATAATAGCGGGGGCCGTTGTATTGGTCTCACTCTTAGCAATCAAAATGAAAGAAAGGAAAATAAAATGAAATTTGATTTCACTACGCTAAACGACCGCTCAATCTTAGCATTGAACGCTGAAGATTTCCAAACTTGTATGTCTCAATTTGAAGAGAAAGCTTTTGGCTGGGAGGACAAGATGAACGAAGAGAGTAGTCCTTTCTTCGGGGTGAAGGTAAAAGACTTGCCCGTTGAGGAGTTGCAATCTTTAGACTTCTACGGGTTCCCGCTGAAAGAGGAAGTGCTTTCTTCAATATATAAGGGGGAAGAGCTATGACTGCTTGGCTCCTCTTTCTAAAGGCCCTTGCTCTCGTTGAGAGTGGGGGCAACCCCGAAGCCATTGGAGACGGCGGCGATAGCTGGGGAATGTACCAATTGCAAGCGGCCTATGTTCAGGACGCTAGCGAGTGGGGGCTAGCTAACGGGGTGATTGACAAGCCCTTTGAGCATAGTGATGCGTTCAATTCTGAACGGGCTGAACTAATAATTCAATGTTATATGGGAAGATATGCAACCCCCAAAAGACTGGGAAGGCGACCAACGGTAGAAGACTGGACTCGCATTCATAACGGGGGGCCGAACGGCTACCGGAAACTAGAGGCAACGCAACCGCATTGGAACAAAGTGAAAAAAGAGCTTGCAAGGCTAGGGTTTTTCAACTCTAGTAATAAATGAACGGGGCATTGCCCCACTAATGAAAGGAAAAAAATGGATAAACAAAAAGTGCATGAACTAATACACTCCGCAAGGGAGTACCTCCGAAGCGGGGGAAAGGAAGCAAGGGAATTTACTGATGAAAAACTCAGTCAAGCCGACTCCATCTTGAGCGATAGCATCGCAATGGATGAGCTCTACAAGGATGAGCTTTACAGGCTAGACTCTGAACCAACACACCAAGAGGTGGATAGCCTCTTTGATCAACTCCAAAGAGGGGAGGGCAACCTATCCCGATGAGAGAGTTTAATATCAACGGGTACAGGGTTGTCATTGACCTAAGCGAGCGGCTCATTGCCGAGGTTTGGGAGGACGGGGAAGAAATATTAGATACCCTTCCCGACTCCAAGATCTTTGATCTCATGGGCCTTGCCGAGCAAGAAGCTAGGGATCAGTATGAAGAAGATCGGGCTGAGGCGTGTTTTGACGATTGCTATCACGGCGCATAAGAAATGTCGTTTGAATTGGAACGGAGGGTTTGGGCTATCCCCTTACCCTCAACAGACAAGCTTGTGTTGCTCTGCTTGGCCCACTACGCCAACCCAGACAACGGCCTGTGCTACCCTTCCACATCAAAGATAGGGAAAGACACAGGGCTTCACCCGAAAAGCGTTTCTAGGGTGCTTACAAGGCTTCAGAAACGCAAGCTCGTTACAATCAAGAGAAGGATGGACAACTCCAACCTGTTCACCGTCACACTACCGGGGGGTGGTAACCGTAAGTTACCCTATCCTAGTATTCTATTACCAAGAGAAAGTTATAGTCTGTTAGAGTAACCAAGAGTTACTTACTGACTAGGAGTTTTGTTATAAGTTACCAAGAATTATTATGAAAGAAGAAGAATGGAAAGATGTTATTGGCTATGAGGGAATCTACCGAATATCCAATCAAGGGAGAGTCATGTCACTGAAGCATGGCAAGACTAGGATTATGGCAGATAGAATTAGCAACAGGGGGTACATTCACGTTATTTTGTATAAAAATAAAAGGACTAAATCTTTTTTAGTTGCTCGCCTTGTGGCCCAGCATTTCCTTCCCGATTGGGACAAGTCCTTGCAAGTGGATCACATCAATGGGGTGAGGACTGAGAACCACGTTGACAATTTAAGGATGGTGACATGCACCCAAAACCTTAAAAGCTATAAAAAGAAAAAAAGGGGAACAACATCTAAATTTCGGGGTGTTTGTTGGGTGAAAGATAGGAAAAAGTGGAGGGCTCCCATCATGGTTGACGGGAAAAGGAAATGCCTCGGATACTTTGACGATGAAGAGGAGGCGGCAAGAGCTTGGGACGCAGCAGCCATAGAGAATGGATACAATCCAGAAGCACTTAATTTCAAATGAAATATGAACCGACATCATCAATGAAGGGGAAGATTGAGGCTGTGTTCACCGCAGTTTCAGAGTGGTACGGCATACCCCTTGAACAAATATTAAGCAGAAGGAGGGACCAGCACACCGCAGAAGCGAGGTTTGTTTCAATCCATCTAGCCAGTAAGATTCCAATGGCGGCATGGCCCAGCATTGGATGGTATTCCAACAGGCATCACTTGTCCTGCATCTACGCCGACAAGCAGGTGATGGAGTGGAAGGAGACAGACTCCAAGTTTGCAAAGCGACTCACCGGAGTGACAGAAGCAGTCGATCCATTACTAAAATCAACCGATAAACCTAAAAAAGTATGACCGAAAACAAAAAAACTAAACAGCAGTTGACAGAAAACAATCCATCGGACAGGGATTTAGCTCTTGTCCGGTATAAAAACAGAAAAGAACGGCGAGGCAGGCCACGCAAGTGGATGCCCGGAGACAGGGTGAGATTGCAGACAACTATCAGCCCCCAAACTCATGATCTTTTGCACCGCCTAGCCTATGAGCAGCAGTGTTGCACCGGAGTTATCATTGATAAGATGCTAAAACCTGAACCAAGAGAACAAAACGAACCTTTGCATATTAAAATATGAAAACACCTGATGAAATAAAAAGGGAACTGAGTTCCAAAATTGATAGGCTCATGGCCGATATGTTTCCCGGAGCAAAGAGGGAAGCAGGAGGTCGGTATGTCATGGCCGACTTGCGGGGCGATGCCGAGGGAAGGTCTTGCAATGTGTTCAAGGCCAAGAACAGCAGTGTCTACGTTGCCAAAGATCACCAGACTGGAGAGAGTTGCAACATCCTAGAGCTGTGCCACCGCAAGCTGGGTGGATCATTCTCAGAGACAATGAGATGGGCACTAAAGTTCTGTGGCTTTGAGCAAATCAGAACGGTCAAGACAGAGGAGAGAGTTGAGGTGAAAACTGTTCCCGAAACTGCTCTCAGGGGCAGCGAGGTTCACAAGTACATGGTGGAGAAGCGGGGTATCAACGAGCGTACCCTTGGTAAGTACAACATCTTTGCCGAGGAAAAGAATGGTTCTCACTGGTGGGGAGCTCCCCTGTATGACAGTGAGGGGCGTTGTCGGATGCTCAAGTACACTTGCATTACCCGCATAGGAAACAAGAAACAAATTTACTCAACCCAACCTGTATTCAACACACCGTTTGGACTGCACTTAGTTGGGGAGGATGACCGAGAGCTAATCATCTGCGAGGGGGAGATTGATTGTATGTCCCTGCACCAAATGCAGAAGGAGAGCAACATTCCTGTCATTGCTGTACCATCAGCAAGCAACCACGGGTGGATTGAGAACTGCTTTGAGATGCTGACTAGGATGGAACGCATCTACGTTGCAAGCGACATGGATGACGCAGGTCAGCAGATGTTTATCAAGCTCTCTCAGAGGCTCTCAGCGGATCGCTGTTACCGGATTGAGATTCCAGAGCCACACAATGATGTGAACGATTGGCTGGTCAAGGATCACCCCACTGAGGACGATCTAAAGAAGCTCATGGATAGTGCCAAGGGCAACGAGCCAGAGGCATTGGTAAGGCCCAACGATTTTGTATTGCAGATGCAGGATTGTGTCACCCAACAGGAGAGGGAGAGGGAATGGAAGAATTGGTGCTTCCAAGATATGCCTTTGAGTCTCAGGGAGAGCGAGCTGTTCACAGTTATTGGTATACCCGGATCGGGTAAGAGTCAGATAGCATACCAGCTACTCCTTCACCTAGCCAGCACCGGCACCAAGTGCATGGCCGTATCCTTTGAGGTTCCCATTGAGAACATGATGCTCCAACTAGGAACACAACTCCTTGGAGAGGAACCCAAGCATGAGCAGTGTGCTCAAGTTGCTGATGAACTAGGAGAGAACATCTTCTTCATAGATGATACCAACTTCCGAGACTGTGGAAACAACTGGGAAGGACTGAAGGCAGAGATTATATTGGCTAAACAAAAGTATGGGATTACTACCATATTGATCGACAGTTTCAGTTACCTTGCACCGAAGCTTGACTTTGAACAGCAAGGTCTTATCAGTAAGGACTTAGCTAGGACAGCGGTTAAGCACCAGCTTTCCATTGTCCTGATAGCTCACGCCGATGCAAAAAGTAAAGAGAACGGGGGTACTAAGTATGCCCCTACCAGTCCGGGATCTATCCTTGGCAGCCAAGAACTGTCTCAGGCTAGCCACACCATTTGCAGTATGCACCGCAACACTGCTAAGGAGTTGGCAATGTCCAACGGAAGTGCGGAAGAACAGGACAAATACAAAAAGCAAGGCGATGCCACTTTCACCTGCTTCAAGCAACGCAACAGCGGGGTCAACTTTAGCCGCGACCTTTGGTTCGATACCAAAACCCGGCTATTCCAAACAAGCCCAATCTCTACCCTCTCACCAGAGGATGAGTATTGGTACAACGTAGACTAAATATATATGTCACAGATAAAAACCATAAAAACGGTGCGTCTCATGGGAGATGAACCAAGAAGCACACCTAACGGGGACCTCTGGGGGTTCTGGTTAGAATTTGACGATGGCACAAAAGGAGTTGCCAACGGCAAAAGCAAAGCCCCTCGTTGGGCAGAGGCGGGAGCCACAGTAGAGGCAACCGACAGCACATACAAGACCCCGAAGGGTCACACTAAATGGAAAATCTCAATACCAAGAGAGATTCCACAAGACAGTCAAGGGTACACCGGACATCAGTCCAGTGATGGAACCGAGACGTTCTACAAACGACCGAACTACTCCAGCAATGGCAGTAGCGGAGTAGACAAAGGCAGAGAGATTGCCATTCAAGCTTGCATCAACCAAGCAAGCCAAGTGGCAGCTCAAGACAGCACGTTCAAGAGCGGTGGATACAATGAACAATTCAAACACATTGTATACTCCATTGCAAAGGACTTGCTAGAGGTGAGGGAAGCTATCCAAGAGGGCCGAGATTTGGTTCAGGAGGAAGGAGCACCTTTCTAATTAAACTGCGGGGGCTCCGGCCCCCGCTTTATATTATGGCCCACTTTTATGAAATAAAAAAAGACTCAGGTTTTCTTCGGGATGACCTGTCCACTCCCTTCCAAGCAAGGAGGGAATCCCAGAACAGTGGCAAGGCCATCGTTGCTAGTGTTACCGAGAAGCTGAAGGTTTTCCCTGATCCATTCTTTGAAACTTGGAGGACTAAGAAAGCAATAGAACTCAGCAAGGAACACCCGCATCTCAGTGAGGAGAAAATCATGGAGATGATGTGGGGAATGAGAGTTCACCCGAAGACAGGTGAGGAAGTGACATCATCTTCTTGGGGAACCGAATGCCACAAGCATTTAGAAACTACCATTTGCGGGGGTCAGTGTCCCCCATCTTGGGAACCATTTGTCATGCCTTTCATTGAATGGGCAGATGACCAAGACCTAGAGGTGGTGGAGGTTGAAGGAGTGATTTCCAACAGTGACCAAGAATTTAACACGGCAGGAACGATTGACCTATTGGCCGTACACAATGGTAAGCTTTCCCTGTTTGACTACAAGACAAGGGAGGTGGCAGAGCATCAGGACATTACCCGCAAAGCATACCACAAAGATGCTATGCAACTAGCTTCGGAATCTAGGATGGTAAAGATTGCTAGTTACCTAGACTATGACCCACCAATCCACACCGTCATCATCAACACCAACAACGGGGACACCCATGTCAAGACGTGGACTGAGCAGGCACAAGCCAAGGCACTAGATGATGCCATCAGTTGCTTCATGTTCTATGACTCGGTGAACAAGATGAGATGAAGGTTTGGACTGAAGCTAGACTAAGATCTTTCATGATGTCCTGTGTTAGATCGGGGACTAGGAGGTGGGCACCCAAGTATCAGACCCTTAACGAAGCATTTGTTGAGAGTCAGAAGAACCCCAAGACTGGCAGGATGCGGAAGATGTACCGCTGTGCCATTACCAACAAACTTTTTCCGGCAAAGGATATGCAGGTCGATCACATCGAACCGGTAATCCCCGAAAAGTGGGGACGCAAAACTAAATATCTTGGGTACAATTGGAACGAGCTTCTTCCTAGATTGTTCTGTGGAAAAGAAAACCTACAGGCAGTCAGCAAAGAAGCACACAAGGCCAAGACAAAGGAAGAGAATGCAAATAGAAAAAAGAAATGAACGACCAGCAAAGATTTAAGAAACACTTAGAGGAAAGTCACAATGCGGTTTGGATGATAGCCGACAGACTTGCTGGCAAGGGACACACCGTAACTGTCAACCCGACAAACTACATAAAGTGTCGAGAGAACTGGGATGACTTCTCTGATCGAGGGGACTTGTATATTCAGCTAAGGGTTGAGGTAAAGAAGCTAGGAGTTAATTTCACCAACAGAAGTGATTGGCCCTTCGGAGAAAAATTTATAGTTTGTGCCAAACATTCGTTTGACGGGGCCAACCCAAAGCCTCATTGTTACTACATACTGAACAATGAAAAGACTCATGCCGCTCTGGTGATGAGCGACACTAGTAAAAGCTGGTACACTCAAAAAATAACAGACAAAAGATATGAGGATATGACACAAGATTTCTATCTGTGTCCTCTGAACTTGGTTAAATTTATAGAGCTATGATACTGCGATCAGACCCTCAGCACAAGGTTGTCATTCTCCCCAAGGACAGTGAAGAAAGAAAGAAGTGGCCCATATATTCAGGCGTACTCTCCCCCTTCCCCAATGCAATTGCAGCAGTGGCACGGCAATCTTATGCTGGCAACGAGAAGCATTGCGATCCTCTCAAACCTTTGTACTGGGAGTTTGATAAATCCAACGATCACCACGACTGCCTCATGCGTCATCTAATTGAAGAAGACTATGTGGCTGTTGCTTGGAGAGCTTTAGCTCTCCTTGAAACCAAAATCCAAAAACAAAATAATAATGGACCTAGATAAACTAAAACAAGACTACGCCAACTATCTTATTAACACGGCCACAATTGACCAAGTTAAAGATTTGGTAACATCTTCATTGACTGTTGTGGGCTGTGCTAATGTACTCAAGCAACAAGCATTCAAAGCCATTGATGAGATGGGTGATGAGCAACGCGAGGAGCTTGACAAGCAACTCAATCCTCCTGCGGAAGACTCCTCAGAGGAAGAAACTTTAGACGGTAATCCAGACGAGTAATCTCTGGAGGGGTTTAATCTTTTTCCCTTATTGAATCCGTCGGGGCCGGGGTAATACCCGGCCTTTATTTTTTAGTAAGAGGCGAGTGAACCTCTAAGCCGCATGGCCTTCAACACATCATCGGTGATGATGCCCTTCCTGCGATACTCCCCAATCAAAACCGAGTTAGTGGGGCTAACTCCAAGAACATTTATCAGAGTGTCTGCTCTTTCGGAAGGCCCCAAGCTTAGCAAGCTTCTGTCAAACTCATCTATGTTTCTTTGGGCATACCTTTGTTCTTGTCTTAGTTTGCCTAGAAGACTTTTCCGTAGCTTAACGTCATTCTTGGTGTTAGCCAAAATGTTTCTCTTGGTTTCCGAAATAGTTTTTCCTTCAAACTCTTCATATACATCTCCCAATGTTCTAGCTTGAATGTAGTCCAATGGCTTTATTTTGTTTTGTGATATTTGTATCACATCAGCATTAGACACCCTGCTATCCTTGAATGTTTTTATAGCTTCATTGTCACTAATACCAAGGGTTTTGAGGGAGTTGTAAACCTCAATGAGCTTACCCATTGAAGCATCCCTGTTTTGATTTGAGAGTTGATATAAGTTATTCCTTACATCCTCTGGGGTGTTTTCATCCAAAGAATTATAACGACTCTTTATAAGTTTTAGATTTTTATTTGGCCCATTTATTTTAAAGAAAGCATCATCCTCAACGCTAAAACTATTCTGCCTAACCCCCATCAACCTTAGTGAAAGTTGGTTGGTGGTATAGTCTCCAGTTCCATTAAAAGCTTCAACCCATTTGTCCAACTCTCTTGTAACACCGGGGGTTAATAACTCCTTAAAGAAGAACTTTGTTCTATCTACAACTTGATTTCCTTCCTTTACTGAAATTGGATTTCCGTATTTGTCTTCACCCTTTAAAGCATCTCCCAGTGCCTGAAACATGAAGTTGCCCTTACCTAAAAATGTATCAGCAAGTATTCCCGCAACATCCCTCATTCCCGCCGCTGGAGTTTCTCCTCTGGAGAAAGCGTTAAATAGTTTATTGAACTCAGCAAATGGATTTATATAGGAGGCGTTTATATATGTTCCCGACTTTCCATCTGGGTTCATGGTTACAATCAATTCATTGTCCTTGTCATAGTCTGGTATGACAGTGTTCTTGAGTGCCTCCATCTTTTCAGAGTCAACGCCTTGAGCTAAGTTGAAAGCCTTGGATGCACCTCCAAATCCAACGCTTAATGCACCTAAAATAACTGCTCTCTTTTGTCCCTCTTTTTGAATGGCTTTAACATTGGCATTTGCAAGAAGCTCATCACTGAAACCAAGATCGCTTCCGAACTTTCCAAAGCCGGGAATGCCAATCATGCTTGCAGTGGACTTTACATTATTAAAAGAGTTCCTAGAAAACTCAGCAGTCCAAGCAACAAACGGATCAAAAAGACCTAACCCAGAAAAACTCCTTAATGTTTTGTTCAGCTTGTTGTAGTTAGCATAAGTGTTGTTTGTAAAAAAAGCAGAACCCCTTTCAATCTCCTCAAGGTAGCGAGAATCTGACATACCTGCTGGCTTAGGAAACATTTCCCTAAATCTGTTTATGTTGTTCTTCCAAACCAAATATCTAAAAGTATTGTCAGGAGTTTGATACGCTTTCCCGAATGGCTCAAAAGCCTTTCTTCCAAAATCACCTAGCTTTCCATCAGTCAAAGCCCTAATAGTATCACTGGAACTAACTTCAGCGTTCATCATTCCATACTTACGCATCTTTCCAATGTCTTGAACCAATGCCTCAGCTTGTTGGGTATCAAGACCTGCTCTACCAAGTTTTGAAACAGGATCTCCTAATATTTGAGACAGTCCTTCCATTGTTCCAAATTCATCAAGGGACATTCTTATTCCTTTAGCTAAATCAGATCCAAAAAGATTTGTGTTGCCAGCGGCTAAAGCCGCTAGACCAGCAGTAAGTGTGTTTGTTGAATAGGAAATGGGACTCAGTAAAACCTTAGCACCTTTACTGGCACTGGCTAAAAGTCCATAACCTGCTTTGAACGCATCTACCATTTTATCGGTTGAGTCCATAGATGCTTCTGTAGCCTTGGTTATCAGACCAGAACCAATAACTTCTTCAACCGCAGAAGCAATCTCCGCTGGTGCAGTGGCAACAACATTCCCGTTAAAGAAATTTATTTCCTTGGGGTTTTCAAAATTTATTCTTGGAGATTCTAGAACATTTCCTCCTACAGAAATAATATTTAGCTTTCCTTGCTGCTGCAAATCTCTCAACAAAACTTCTTGAGACTGTAATCCAGCAATGCGTTTAGTCAATTTAGATAAAGTTCCAAAAATGTTTTCAGCAATATCCGGCTTTCCAGTTAGCGGATCTTTCAATTCAGCGCCAAGAAAATCAGTAAGCTCCTTTGGCATTGATCTATTCTTATTAAGTAAAATGTCGCTTGATCTATACTCGTCTAGTATGCTTCTCTGCCCAGAAGAGTCTGGCAGGGAAACTCTGTTTTTGGGGTTTGCAGAACGTGAAAGATAAACTTTGTTTATGTAGCTTTCAGCCTCTGCCCTTTGGGCTCGCAAAAGTTCTTCTCCTTTTAAAATCTTACCAGTTGCATCGCTCTTGTACTCAGCACCAGATATTGATTCATCGTTCTTCACCATCCAGTTTATCAAGGACCTCTTGGACTCCTTGCTGGGAATATAATCTACTTTTTCAAAAAGTGGATACTCTTGAGTTAAATAATTTTGAAGTTTTATGCTTTGAGATATGCTATCTTTGCTAGACATATCTCCTTGAGACTCGCCCAGCACAGACTTTAGGGCAATAGACTCATCCTTACCCGTAAACCCATCCATAGTTTTGGGGTCCACAAACTCAAGAAGTTCTGTTTGTAGTTTTGTTCGGTAAGCCTTGAATCTATTAAGTTCTGGTTCAAGTCTCTTCCTAGTTTCTTCGGACAAATATTCAGGAAGCTTTGCTTTTCTTATAAACTTTCCCCTGTCTCCTCTTAGTCGACCTCCATAAGCTTCTTGAACAAATTCCCCAGCCTCATGTGGAGATGTCACATAATTCCTGATGTCTTCCATTATGTTGGAATCAGGATTTTTCTGTACCTCTGTTCTTATTTCTTTTCTTATTCTACTACCAAGAGATTCTCCTTCATCAATTATACCTTGGATGGCTTCTACCCTATTGGTAAGCTCTTTCCCAAGTATTGTAGATGGAGCAATGGTATTAAGCATCTTAGTTAAGATGTTGCCCTGAACAACATCAGCTCCCGAACTAGGATCTGACGCATATGCTAGAACCTTAAGACTGGCGTTGCTTATTGCAGTGTTTCTGGATTGTGAAACAAACCTATTAAACAGGTTATCAAGCTCAGTCTCAGGAAAATCTCCTACAATTTCTTGACCTATGGTTTTCAGAAAATCAATTTTCTCTGGATACTGCATGGTCTTCCAGCTTTTGTTGGCATCTTCCGTAACACTTATTGCAGACTCTTCTAAGCTTTTACCAAGACCCGCCTTCTGTATTGATCCAAAAACGCCACCAAGCAAACCACCTAACCCTGCACCCGATCCACCATAAAGCAAAAGCTCATCATAGGTTGGAAGGTTTTGGTCATTTATTAAATTCTCTATTGTAGTATCGGTGATGCCAAGAATTGCACCCCTAGTTGCCTCTCTTTGTACGGCTCCGGGAATGGTCTTGGTTCCGAATTTATTAAACCCCTTGGCTGCATTATCAAGAGCCTTTGTTATTGTTCCTGCTTTACTGGCTCCTTTGATACCAGCAGCCCCCGGTATTAGGTTTACAAAACTAGCAGCGACCGCTCTTCCTAAATCAAATGGCTCATCGTTTATTGCCTGATTGACAACGCTCCCTGCAAAACCACCAGCAAGAGCTATTGGAACATAACCAATTCCGGTTGCCGCACCAAGAGCTTGAGAAGTTCCAGCAATACCAACCTCCGCTCCAAGGCCACCAAGAATTGAAGCAAGTCCCGGAGACTCTGCCAAACGACCCTTCTCCTCGTCTGACTCAAAGGGATCTATATAGTTTCCGTATTGATCAAAAGGCATTATGGTTTCTTGGACAGAAATCTATCTGCAATCGCTGGGACATTATAGTCGCGGGCCAGCCCATACGCATCTGATGCAAAGTCGCCAAGGCGACCAAAGAATCCTTGTTGTTCGGCTGGAGCTTGTCCGATTTCTCCAAAGCTTCTAAGCTGTGGCATTGGCTGACCCGACATTCTAGCATTTCTTTGTGCGTCAAATTTTAAGGAGTTATGCAGTGCAACAAGTTGATCTCTTAGACCTATGTCTCTTGAGGCTTCAGCTATATCTACATCTATCTCAATGTTTCTCAACTGATCTGCTGGAGACATTCCCATAAATAAAGCCTTATTCTCGGCAGAAAGACCCGAAGTATAATCATTAAGCATCTTTGATTTACTAAGCGTGGGATCAATCATTTCTGTATTAGCTAGAGTCTCCTTCGTCCTAGCCTCTACCTCTCCTTTCTGAGAGCCCATAAGCTCTACCTGAGCCGAGCCAATTGCTTCGTCTATTTTAAGCTTTCTATTCTCAACGCTCATTCTGTCGTTGTGGATCTTCAAGTTTTGTTTTTGAGTTCTTTCCAGCTTACGCATTTCTGCGCGTATTTTTACTCTGTCTCTTTCGGAGGCAGAATTCAATTCGGCCCTAAGCATTTCTTTTCTGGCCGCAATCTCCGTATTCACCTCCCTGAACCTTGCAGTTATTTCATCCTCGCTGAGATCCCTTGCTAGTTTATCTTTCTGGTTGGCAAGATCCTTATCAAAGGAAAGTCTTTCCCTGAACAAAGTTCCTTCTTGTTTAAGCTCCTTCCTTGCCAGCTTTATTTCTTTATTAAAGTGCCTGTCGTTTTGAGCTAAGGTTTTATCAAGCTTTTGCATATCAGCTCTAATTTGCCTTTTATCACTTGCGGTGGCATTCTCCAGCCGTTGTTCAAGCATTTCCATTTCTGAACCAATATTCATCTCAGCTATGGTCATAGTATTCTTTAGCCCAGCAAAGCCCAACTCCTTTCTTGTAGCATCATCCATTTCGGCAAGATATGTTTTTACATTGTTGTTTGCCTCGTTCAGTTCTTTTTCCAATTCTAGTTTAGCTGCAGTCATCTTTTCCTCCGAAGCTATTCTAGCTGAAGATATCCCTTCCTGAGAAGCAAGTGACATCCCCAGTCGTCTCTCTAAGCTTGAGAGTTCCTTTTCTTGCATACCCTCCCTAGATCTGAAGCCAGCAAATGCCACCTCCTTGTCGATGTCTTGACCTCGCTGAGTTGTTTGAGTTGTGAGGTCTTGACCTCGCATAGTTGCGTCAATCCTTCTATTGTCCGTTTGGTTATCAAGATCTATTTTCCTTTGCATTGCAATTAGCTCAGCCTCTGTTTTCCAAGCATCAAGGGTGTCTTGTAAAATGGCATTAGCCTGTGCAGGTGGAAGCTTTCTGTCGCTAACTAGTTTTCTAAACTTAGACTGATCTAAAGTTCTAAACCCAGTTCGGTTTCCCTCTTCATCAAACTCATCAATAGTAGCCTCGTCTATAATTTGAGCTATACCTGCATCTGTTTTACGCTGGGCTTGATCCTGTATAACCCCAGCAATGGAGCTACCAATGTTGGCATACATCTGACCCGATGCCGCTCCAGCTTGTGAGAGTGCCTGTATTGCCGCAGGGTTTACGGCCCCCAACCGGGGATCAACTGTGCTACCTAATATTGCCATAATAATTATCTCCTAATTAAAAAATCTTTGATGCTAGTTGTGAACCAAAGCCTCCAACGGGACCACCAAACATGGCTCCCCCTATGGCTCCAAGACCACCAAACAATCCACCTTGAGCTTGGGCTGAACCAGCCATTGCTCCAGCATCAAGAGCTGTCTGATTAGCCTGTTGCTGTAGAGCCATATTAACTCCCAACATTGGATCGGTTGCTTGTGGTGTGGTTCCGTAAATTGCTTGCTGCTGACCCATGCCAGCCACTTGTAGACCCGCTGCTTGAGAAGCAGGGCGACCGAAGAACGCTCCAACATCTGGAGACATTTGCTTTTGCATAGCAAACGCCTGACCCAGAGCTTGCCCTTCTTGGGCTTGCCTTTGCTGCTCCATTCCAAATTGCTGTCCATATAGGGAAGCCAATGCAGATTCCTGCTGAGCTTGCTGTTGAGCGAGACGAGCGGCCTCTTGAGCTCCAAGACCAAACTCCCGAAGCTGCTGTTCTCTGCCTGCCATTTCTGAAGCAAAGCCAGCTTGGGCAATGTTCTGAGCCAGTCCAGTTCCTTGCAACTGCTGAGTCATGCGAGCCTGCTCCAAAGAGCCAGCCCCACGGAGAGCCTGTTGACTAAGACCAGCCTGTTGAGCTTGTAGCTGGGCAGCAGTGCCGGTTGCCCCAACACCCATTTGCTGCATGGCCCTCTGTTGAGCCAAACGCTGTTGAGCCATTGCCTCAGTGGTGCCAGCCATCTGTCCACCCATTCCCATGCGTTGCAACTCCTCGGCTGTCCGGGATTGTTGCATGGCCTGCTGTTGACCAAGAAGCTGCTGTGCAGCCATAAGGTCGCTAACCTGATCCTGTCTCCTAGCCTCTGAGGTGCGTCCTGCAATGCCAGCAGCAGCGGAGATGTCCATCTCCCTACCTTGCCTAGCACTAAGAGCCAAAGACTCCTGAGCCACTCTACGCTCTTGTTCTGGCGTGAGAGTCCCAGCACTTCTGGCAAGTCCTAAAATTTGTTCCTGTATAGCCTGCTCTTCAGCAGATGGGCCACCAGCTTGGAACCCAAGTTGACGCAAAGTTTGCTCCTGCAAAGCTTCCTCCACTGGAGAAGCCGCTCGTTGCTCAGCCCTTAAAGCTTGTTGTCCAAACTGACCAAGAGCTTGAGCCTCAGCCGAAGGAGCTTGACCAGCCGCTCGCAACAAAGCCTGTTCCGCAGCTCCAGCCTGTGGACCCGACAACAGGTTTTGAATTTGACCAGCAACAGTTTGCTGTTCCGCAGTTTGACCCATAGCCTCTCGGCCCATGAGAGCTTCTGCCCCAGCTTGAACTTTCTGGCCAAGAGGCCCGCCGGGAGCTCTAGCCCCAATGCTTTCGGCTAGCTCTGTCAGCCCAGTTTGGGCAGTGGATGGAGTGCCGGATGCGAGCTGCTCGGCTCTCTTAGAAGCCAAGTCTGCCAAGCTAGCGGAAGCTGGATCTACTTGGCGGTATAGGTCAACCAAGTCTGGAGCAAGCTCAGAGATGGTTCTAAATTCATTTTCAGCAGCGGCCTTCTTTAGCTTTTCTCCAACCGCAAACTGGCTTTCAACAGCCATGCGTGAAAGCTCCAGTATTCCGGGATTTTCCGTAAGCACTGCATCCGCAGCGGTTTCAAACTTGCCTTCCAGATTGGCAATGGCGTCATCACTCAATGCCCCGCTTTCTTTCAGCGTGGTAAGTTCATTTGCCAAGTTTTGAATTTCGGTTTCTCTACGCTGTTGCTGGCTAGCTCCAAAGCGTTCCTCCAACTGAGCATCATCGAACTCAAGCTCTGCTCTAATTGTGTCTAGTGTTTGCTGAAACGCAGCTTGGTTTTCATCGCCCATCCCAACGTAGCCAACATAGTCGCTTTCAAGCTGGCGCAAACGCTCGCGCTCTTGGTCCGAATTAAACCCAGTTTCTTTCAGAGCATCAATGCGCTTGTTAATAGAACCCTCCTGATCTGCTCTCTGGGTTCTAGCCTGCTGAAGTGCAGACTCCGCTTGTTGTCTCTGCGCAAAAGCCTCTGGGCTAGATCCTCCAAACAATGCAGTTGCATAGTCTTGCAACGCCAGTCGCTGCATTGCTGGACGAATTTCACCTTCAGCAGCAATGATGTCTGGAGCTGCTTCCCTGTAAGCCCTAGAAGTGTCCTTTATTTGTTGAGCTACATCTATTGGCTGAACTTGTGGTGCGTCTATTCTTGTGCTACCCATATCTATTCCTCTTTAAAAATTCCTGTAGTACATTACCCCTTCCCACATCTTCTTGTTACCAAGACGTTCCATGTTGGGAAAAAAATTGCTGCCCTTATCACACATTATAAAAGCACGGTGAACACCATGCGAGGCATACTCGTTCTCAAGTTTCTTGATGGCCCGAACACTGTCCAACGCCTTTGCCCTCTTGCTGTCCATCCACCACCAAACAAGTGGTGCAGCACCAACACTGGCAGAACCAATGATGTCGCCATCCTTGTGGAAGATGTGAGTTGGCATAACCACATTGTGATTGTCGGCGAGCATACGCTCTGACAAATGTGGCAAAGATTTTTCGGTAACGTGTGAAATGCTTATCATCCTTCTAGTGTTTGTACTCTAGCTTCCAATGCCTCAATCTTAGCTACAGCCTCTTGCAATGCTGCGGTCAAAAGCGGTACTAGTTTAGATTGGTCAATGCCCTGATAGTCAGGAACACTTCGAGTATCCATCACTGCTTCAGTAACTAGTACACTTTCTGTCCACTCTTCTACAGCTTCAGTAACCAAAACTTGCTCCGTGTATTCTTCAGTAAGCAACACTTGCTCTGTGTATTCCTCTACAGCGGGAGTAAGCTCATTGCCATCTTCATCGTAAGTGGCTTCCACTGCTGGATGTACCACTTCCTCGTAAGTAGCAGGATGTACTACATCTTCATAAACAGCGTCCACTGCTGGGTGAACAACATCTTCATAGACAGCAGGAGACACTTCGTACTCCTCGTCCTTCATAGCATCCTTTTCTCCGCCAATAGCTTCAGGAACAACATCTTGAACCTCGTGAGCCAAGAATCCATCTACTACAGGATCTTCTCCGATAAAGTTGAAGCGTACTGGATTGAGTTGTTTTACGCGATCAATTCCGTCTGAAACATCAACTACATTTTCTTTAAGTCGATAGTCAGAAGAAGTCCTGTAAGCTACACTAGTAGCTCCCGTGATTTCAACACTACCAGCTTCTGTAACTGATCCAGATGTATTACGGAACACTACAACGTCTCCTGTACCTTGTCGAGAAAAGTTTCCTGCTGCACTATTAGTTCTGCTAACATGAATTGTAGACCCGTCAGCCCCTTGGCTTTCTGCCATAAATCCATGTGATGTAGTATCAGAAAGACCTGGGAATGTTCCGCTACCAGTTTTGTTCTGGTAAATAGATCCTGTACCAACATGGAGGAGAACGTCTGGAGAAGTTTCTCCAATGCCGACGTTGCCATCACTATCAATTCTAACTCGCTCGGTAACAGTAGTGCTACTACCAGTAGCCCAACTAGAATTGGTATTGAATGTTATATATCCTGCTGGGTATTGCCAGATTTGGGTTGCTCCATTTAAGGAGTTGTTGCCATGCGATGTCCAGTCGCCATCATTGCTCCTGTAACCATTTCCATTTAGCGTCAGAGCAAACGATCCGCCTGAATTTAAAGCACCATAGTCGCTGACATTGATCCAAGTTGTAGAACTCGTCCAAGCGTCGGAAGGACGATTAGCATAGAGATTGCTTCCTAACGTTGCGTGGCTCGATAACTCAAGTTCACCAGTAACATCAAGAGCAGCACTTGGACTGGCAGTTTTTATTCCTACGTTGCCACTCGTGTCTATATTTATTCCACTTGTAGATCCAGAAAAACCAGATCCAGTCACTAGCTTTAAAAGAGACGCACTGTAGTCATAGCCAATGCGAGCTTCACGAGCAGATCCACCCGTATCAGTCTGCAAGGCAATAATTGCATCGCTAGTAGTCCCGCTGGAAATGTAGACATCAGAAGCAGATGAAGAATTATTAACGTGTAGTTCTCCTGAGGGTGACGTAGTACCTATACCGACTAAGCCAGTTGCACCGACTCGCATCTTCTCATTTCCATCCTTATCACTCAACTGGAGGATGCGGTCGCCAGAATTATCACCAGCATCAATTTTTAAACCATTTCCACTGGAGGTGCTATTGGCAATCAGAGCAGCAAAATCTGTTGATGCTTCAGATAAATGTAATTTATAAGAAGGACTCGTAGTACCAATGCCTACATTATTACTATCGTCAAAAACTATACTTGCCGCATTTCCTGAGTTCGTGAAAGCCAAATCCCCGTCAACATTGACACCCATCCCCCACTGCTCTGAACCAGAATTTTCCTGTATAACTATAGCAGTATCGTTGGTAGATGTCGTTTTAACAATGAGGTTTCCGTCAGTTACAGCACTGCTAGATGCTGCATCACCCACCTCAAGCAATGCCTGTGGCCCTGTAGTTCCAATGCCGACGTTTCCAGCAGAAGTAATGCGTAGTCGTTCAGCAACAGTTCCTGAATCTGATGTGCCAAGAGTTAAAAAGGTGTTTCCACCGCCTGAGTCTACCTGTATTTTACCCTCTCCACTAGTCCCATTGTATGAAATGTCTAACGAGTTGGTTGTGCTGCCGCCATTACCGAGTAAAATTAACTGGCCCGATGAGTCTATGCGGAGACGTTCTGCTGTAGCTCCACCAGTAGACTGAGTTTCAAAAGTCAAAGCAGAACTGGTTGTTGAGCCGTCTTGGATAGCAGAAATATTTGCGAGATTACTGTCAACATCTGTGTTGCCAAACCGTAGTACACCTAAGTTGCCAGATGTAGCTCCGCTTGTGCGTGTAATAGCAACAATAGCACCACTGCCGTCATTGACTTGCAATTTACCGACTGTTGGCGAGCTAGTTCCAATGCCCAAAGACTCCGCAGACGCATCCCAGAACAACTTAGCAGTTGATCCTGTGTCCTCATAGAAGCTGATGTCTCCGTTGTTGGCAATGTTTAATCTAGGAACTGCCGCTGAATATAGCGCAAGACTGTCATTCTGATGGCTATATTCGACACGACCTCTACCGTTTGCATTTGCGTCACTCAAGTAAAGAGCCGAAATAGCTTCCCCGCTTGTTACGCTTGTGTTCCCTCCAACAATATCAATGATGGCAGCATCAGAAGAACTTGCGTTGTTTATAAACCTTGCAACTGTTCCCGTTGCAGATGAAACAGTCGAAGAAATACTTGCTTCTACAGTCAACCCATCAGCCTTCACGCTGCCTGCTACGTCTAAAGCTGTACTTGGAGCCGCCGTGCCAATGCCAATGCCCGTAGCGTTAATACGCATCTTCTCGTTACTAGATCCGTCACTGTTTACATGAAAACGAATGTCTGTACCACTGTCTTCCGTGAACAACCTCAATGAACCGTCTGCATAAACTTGTGCAGGATTAGATGAATTTGTCTGCCTAAAGAAAATGCTCTTGGTTGTGCTTGATGAACCATCCAATTTAATAGCAACGCCATCTGCTTGCACATGAAGGGGAGTGGTGGGCGACGTCGTTCCAATACCAACTTTGTTAGCAGAAGCATCTACAAAAAACGTACCTGAGTCGAAGTTGGCATCGCCAGATGCTTCCAGTCCACCAACTACCAAGTCAGCAGCGGTGTAACCAGTGCCTGAAGTATTAACCGTAGTTGTAGGCTCAACTTCAAGCCCCTTGAAAAGCTTAAACTTATCTGAGTCACTAGCATCCTTAAATAGACCAGCGTACTTAGTGGTAACACCAGAGTTTAAAGAGTAGTCTCCGTACAAACCAACATCCACAGAGTTTGCGGCATTCTGGTTTGCTAGTTCAATTAAAGGATCTTCAACCGATAGCGTCTGCGTATTAACCGTAGTGGTTGTACCATTTACAGTGAGATTACCAGCTATAGTTACATCGTCAGGAAGACCAATAGTTAAAGTGTTATTCGATACTGATGTTTCTATCTCGTTAGTAGTGCCAGCAAAATTAACTGTCTGTCCGGGAGGAATAGGATCGTCGCTTCCTGAATCGCCTCCAAGAATCCAACCACCATCAGCGCTAACCTGAGCATCAACATAAGCAGTGGTAGCCACCTTGGTTGAGTTGTCGCCAGAGGTTTGAGTAGTTGCCGTAACGCCACTAGCAAGAACTGATGAAGCGGTTACATTGCCAGTTAGGTCTCCTGTTACATTACCCGTAAGAGGACCAACAAGAGACGTACCAGTAATTGTCGTTCCTGTAATTGCAGCAGCAGATGCTGCTCCGATTATTGCTCCATCTATAGCTCCACCATTAACATCTATAGTGGAAAACGTGCTAGTTCCTGTAGATGTAACATTACCTGTTAGGTTTCCAGTGACATCACCTGTTACGTCTCCCGTCAGGTTTCCTGTAACGTTACCCGTTACGCTTCCTGTATGTACACCTGCACTGTTGCCAGTTAAATCACCTGTTACGTTTCCAGTAATATTCCCTGTCACATTGCCCGTTACATTTCCCGTAAGAGCAGCCGTAATTGTACCAGCAGCAAAGTTTCCTGAAGAATCACGAGCTACAACCTTAGAGGCAGTGTTTGCCGATGTAGCATCTACTGCTAAAGTAAGTGCTGCACTTTCAGATCCACCATCACCACCAGTGATGTACGATCCATTAGTAACACTCTGTACATAATTTCCAGTGGTGTCAGTACCAAGAGCTACACTATTAGCCTGAATTGTTGCAGCACCACCAGCAGCAATAAGAATGTCTCCACTTACATTTCCAAAAACTTGGTCCTCTAAATTAGAAAAAGTAATCTTTCCATTGCCGCTATCGGTGTTGTCCACCATAGCTACAAAGTCATCTTGAGCTATACTCGTTTCTGTAGCGAGTTCATTTAGATCTAAAGATACAGTGAGCGTTTGCCCACTAGCTGCGGTGTCTAGTCCAGTTGCACCAGCAATAGTAAAAGTTTGACTGTCCAGATCGACAGATCCAGTTCCGCTGTCCCCGGCAAAGTCTAGGTCTTCAGCAGTTAGTTGAGTATCAACATACGCTTTGATGCTCTGCTGGGTAGCAAGAGATGTGGCGGAGTTAGAAGACATATTGTCCTCATCCAATAAAGCCACTTCCGCAGGAGCAGCAGCTCCACCAGAAACATTACCAAGAATCTTGTAGTTTGCTAGGTTTTCAATCTTAGCCTTAGTAACATTGCTATCGGCAATGAGTGAGGTGGTTATGTTAGCAGCAGCAATTTTGGCAGTGGTTACGTTGCTGTCTGTAATTTTGGCAGTGGTCACCGCACTAGCAGCAAGCTTACCGGTACTGATACCCAAGTCTTTTACGATGATTGCTCCGCTAGATATCTGAGTTGTAGAATCGTCTACAGATCCTGAAGCAAATGTAGCTGCATTAGCTATATTGTTTAGCTTAGTCGATGTAACCTGATCGCCGTCAGCAAAAGTGTTTCCTGTTGTTAGTATAGCCATTATTCTGCCTTTTGTAAACTTCTAAATGTGGTAGCCCCTGCGACCTTCAATGCCCTAAACTTAGGGCGACCTTTAGTCGTAGTCATCTTAAATTGCAATCCGTAAGCTCTCCTATTCCCAAATCTTCCTCTAAGTGATACATCTTCATCTATTGGTATCTCTTGCCCATTAAGGTCGGAGACGGAACCAAGATCTATTATATCATCAATGTTCTCAGTTATTGCCTCTAAATTTGCATCAGAGATGTTATTTGAGCTAGACTCCAAATGAACCTCGAAGTTGTTCCACTTTTTTCGGTCTATCGAATTAAGAGTAAACATCCTAGAAACAACAGAACTGCTTACGGTAGACTGAACTTGAGGCTGACCAATTTGAACAACGTAACGATCTATGTCATCGTTTCTATATTCAATTCTATGGACGCCGCCAAATCGGTTTATTGCATAAACACCACGAACATCATCTCTTCCTCCGACCACTAGGTGCGTGAAGTCCCAAGCAGAGTCGTTTATGGAATCCACAGACTCCCATTGCTGATTAACAAAATTGTAAATTAACAAGGCGTTGTTTGTGGACGAGTCATCCAGTGGAACGGCAATGTAATATCTATTGTCAAAATAAACAGACTTTGCCTTGTGAGAATATTGCTTGTTTATCCGCTGAATTGTACCTTCAATGGAAGCCGAAAGAGGAATGTCCTTTCCTCTCAAGTTGTAGAGGTCTTGGAAGTTAAGTCCATACACTCCGTTATCAGACAAGAAAAGCATAGTGTCTGCAACTTGGATAATGGTGTCTCTAGACACGCAACCTATCTCTCCGGTAATTAGCTTAGAGGTAGCCTCAGTTAAATTAAAACTATTGGAAACAAGATGTATGCTGTTCCGATTAAAAACTATAAGTTGATCATCGGAAAAAGAATGAAAGCCTACAATAAAGTCAGACTTGCCTGCATTAAATCTAAACTGACCTTGTATGCGGTCATATGTATCAGCATCTAAGATGTCCGAGAAAATAGCTTCATCAACTATTCCTCTAGAATTTATAGTTGCACTTCCGCTAGATCCAATGACGTCAAATTCATACGGGACAACCAATCTACGTTGATGGTAAACAGCAAACTGAGGAGCTGGAGAGTGGATAAATCCAGCCCCAACCGAAGGAACTGCTGAAAATATTGGATTGGCTAGCAAGCTTTCTCCATCAGTAACATGACTTTCTAAGCCTTTTGGTTCTATGATAAACGAAAATCCTTCAGCTACCTTAACAGTTTCATCTCCAGTTATTGTGGTAGACGGATTCTGGGAAACATGAATAGTAAACTGGGTTGAACTAATAACCTGCGTAACAAATCTGTTTCCATCAATCTTAGTATCGCTAAATCCAGCAATGGTAATTGGGTCTGTCAAAGACAGGCCATGGTCTGTAGCAGTAGTAAGGGTAACCTTATACATGCCATCGTAATCGCCTCCGCTTACCGAAGCCGCAGATGCAGCAGATATGGAAACCGTAGAGCCTTGAACATATGTCTGATAGACAGTAAAGTTTGCATTCTGTTTTAACCCAGATGTCTGAGCAGAAGCAGAAGGATCTACCACAAACAAATTGTTTCCTTCTATTAAATTATGAGTGGCAATTACGGAAGCCACGTTGTCCGTTATCTTAAACTCTCCGTTAGATGTTACAAAGTGAACGGGCTGGTCATAGTCTCCATTGGCTACTAAAGTAAATTCTAAGCTGCCACCAACATTGCCATCCCACTCAAGGGCAATTTGACCCTTTCTAAATATGTAAATTTTGTTAAAAACCTGAGTCATTGTAGACCCTTCGGGTACGCTCTCTCCTGTTGGGTAAGACAGAGTAATCGTGGTTTGGTCAGATGTCTTAACAAGAGCAGCACTGTTGGTAGCCGCACAAGCTATGTAGGACAAAGAGTCGTTGTTTGGGTCTGAATACTCGCACGATGCCTCAATGTTGTTTGTAGCAGTGTCATTAATCTTCATCCCCGTAACAGTCATTGTTCCGGTCGGAGTAGAATCTAGTGAAGATACCGTGTAGCTAATTGAGTCAGCATCAATGACAGTGGCAACAAAGTTGCCGTTGGGATTGATGACCCCAGTGTATGAAAGTCCACTAATATTAACGGCAGTACCATTAACAATTCCGTGACTACCTGAAAAGTTTACAGTGATAACATCGCCTAAACGATTATAAGAGCTAACAGACGGAATGGACTCGTACAAATAGAAAGGAGTAGTAAACACAGCAGCAGGGAATGGAGCGGCAAAAAGCTCAATTCCTTTTCTTGGTTGCCACTGACCGTTCAGGTCCATCCTGCCATTATTAGATTCACGCAAGATTCCTGAGCTCAGTTGATCTGGCCGCACCTTGTTATTGAATCCAACGAATCCCGAATCCAAATCCTCTATGATTTGATCGTCTAAAGCTCCGTATCTGTCGTATCTTGCCATTAGCAGTTCCAAGCCCTACGGCTCCAATAGTTAGCTGATAGTTTATTACTTTTGCCCTTAATGCCGCCTGACCTTGCACAGTAGCTTTTCTTTCTGGCCGGGTTGCTCTTCTTGATGCTCATATTGGCATCTCCAAACCTAACAATCTTTTCCTTGCCACCTTGGCAGGCTTTCACGACAAACTTCTTCCCTCCAGACACTTGCCTTTTAGGAACGTTGCACTTCATGCTTTTCTTATTTATTGCCACGTCTTACCGCCTTTACTCTTCTTGGTCTGCCTGCCGGTTGACCTAGTTTCTTCTTCTGGGCTATCCTTGATCTCTTCTGTGATGCAGTCATTTCTCCTTTAGTTACAGGAGTTTTGCTGCTAACACGCTTAGATGGGCGACAATAAGGAGTACCACGACTTTCCCCTTTGCGGCGACCACAAGGCTTACCAGTGCGTACATCTACCCACTTCTCCTTGAACCACCGCTTGAGAGCAGCACCTTCCTTTGTCTTCCGTACAGCCATTACTTCTTCTTGCGCTTACCCCAGTTGGCAGCACCAACCTTACGGCATTTAGCTATTGCTCCACTTGCATACGCAGATGGGAACACCTTGTACCGTGCTTTAACTTTTCTGTAACAAGCGTCTTTAGGCATTAGACCTTCCAGAACTTTCTAGCTTTAACTTGTGCTTTTTCAGAAAGATCTCCGTAATGAAACAATGGCTTAGAAGATTTAGTATGTGTCTTCCCAGAATGAAGCTGACCATTAGACATCTTGTGAAGACCGCCCTTGTGCTCCGTTCCATCCTTCCGATAGTGCTTCATTCCTTTTGCCATTATCGTACTCTTCTCCTTCCCATGCAGCTTGAGCAGCCACAAGATTTCTTCTTACCCTTTGGCATTAGTAGCTCTTTCTGGTAGATGTTCTTTTACCGCCTTTTTTAGACTTTTTTCCGTATACTGCCATTATTTCTTTCCTCCTTTTTTCA